ACTGCTCTTAACAAGATTTCGAGTAAACGTCAAAGGGCTCTTCTACCCGGTTCACCAGGTGCTCTCAGAGTGGTCGTCAATAGGGTAGCCAACAGGCTACGTAATAGGGGTATCGGAGTAAGATTTGGCCGAACCACTGACCATGCACGTACTCGTTACGTAAAGTTTACACACTAATGTGTTGAATGAATTACGATCGATGTTTTGTTAAGAAAAAAATGTACCTGAAGGGTACTATAGATAATAACAGTAGGAGATCAATATGACTACATTCGGAGAAGTAAACTGGAATGATGATGTTTTTCCAGGTGATAACAAGAAGCAAACAAACAGTAAAGACCTCTTTCTTCGCTTAGATGAGGGTCCAAATGAATTAAGAATTTTGACCCAGCCACACCAGTACTTGGTTCATAAGTACAAGAAGAATGGAGACACCGGTTTTGGACAGAAAGTTCAGTGTTCCGCTATCCACGGAAGCTGCCCTCTTTGTGCAACAGGTGATAAAGCCAAGCCACGTTGGTTGCTAGGCGTAATCAGTCGTAAGACCGGTACGTATAAGATTTTGGATATTTCTTTTGCGGTATTTTCTCAAATCAGAAAATACAACAAAAACCCAAGATTTGGTGATCCAACCAAATATGATATCAACATTGAAGTTGATAAGAACGGTGGAGCAACTGGATACTACTCTGTCCAAGCCCTACCAAAAGAGCCACTATCTGCTGCTGATCAAGTAATTAAGGACAGCATTGATTTTGATGACCTAAAGCGAAGAGTCACTCCACCTACTCCTGAAAATGTTCAGAAGCGTTTGGATAAGATCAATGGTGTAACGACCACCGGTGCGCAAGCTCCTTCAGCTCCGGCACCTGCCGCCGCTGCTGCTAAGAAGAGCACCAAGGCTGCCGCTCCAGCCGTCAGCATGACTGATGACGAAGAACTAGAGAACTCGTTCCCTTCTTATGAAGATGGACAAGCTCCTCAGTCCTAAGCCACCTATCACTCCCTAGATAGTCGAAAAGCCCATAACTTCACTGTTATGGGCTTTTTGTTTTTCAAGGTTATATTACTAAGTATGGTAAAAACTATACTTGGCTTTGACGCCTCTTCTACTACTATTGGTTATTGTGTATTAAGTTGGGACGATACAACTAACAGCATCTCATTCGTCAAAGCTGGATATATTAAGCCGCTTAAGAAAGGTACTATTATTGAAAGAATAGTAAGTACCAGAAATCAAATTCAAAAGGTTATTGTAGATTCTCAACCAGACTACATTGCTATTGAAGAAATTATTCAATTTATGAAAGGCAAGAGTACAGCCAAAACTATTATTATGCTAACTACATTTAACAGAATGATCTGTTTGACCTCTTATGATTATTTGGGTAAATCACCAACTCTTTATAGTGTTATGACTATTCGTCATGGATTGAAGATGGGCAAAGAATTACCAAAAAAAGAAGAAATGCCCGCCCTTGTCGCCCAACATTTAGGAATTACATTTCCTTACGAGTATAATAAGAAGGGCAACATCAAGGTCGAAAGTTATGATAAAGCTGACGGCATGGCTGTGGCCCTTTATCACGCAAGAGCTTTGGCCGGCATGGTCAAGACCAAGGGTAAGAAGAAATGAATCTTAAAGAAGCCTACGCAACTTTAGAATTGGCCCAGGGCACGTCCCCGGAGGAGGCCAAGAAGAAGTACCGAGAACTTACTAAAAAGTACCACCCCGATATAAATAAAGAGCCGGGAGCCGAGGATAGGTTCAAGAAAATTAATGAGGCTAACCAAGTCATACAAACTGGTAAGAGTACCGATCCACAAGATAGGCGACCTTCTTATCAGGGTGGCTTTCATAGGCAGCAGGTCATTCAACTGGAAAATGTTGAAGTGCATCAAACTATCTCTTTCAAGGAATCGGTTCTTGGATGCAAAAAAGAGATCAAATACTCGCGCCAAAGTAAGTGCCAAGACTGTGGAGGCGCTGGAGAGATTAAACTCAATAACGGTTGTAAAACGTGCGGTGGCAAAGGTCAAGTTGTTAATCGACAAGGCAATATGGTTATGGTTAGTACATGCTCCGAATGTCATGGCCAAACCAATCTAACCTCTTGTACAGGCTGTCATGGTAATGGGACTGTTCACGCAGACGTGAGCGTGCACGTGTCTGTGCCTGCGGGAATTGTAGATGGTAACATTTTACGATTACAAGGTATGGGAAATTACGCGGGCTCTTTTATGGGGCTTGCTGACCAACATACTGATGCCTTTTTGCACGTACATGTCAGTTCAGAGGTCGGCCTAAATATAGAGGGCACTAGTGTAATTAGTCGTTTGACTATTCCGTTGTTAGATGCTTTACGCGGATGCAAGTATAAAGTTAAGACTATACACGGAGATAAAGAAATCCAGGTTAAACCGCAGTCTAGGAATCGTGATGAGGTGATTATTCCTCATTGTGGAGTAAACGGTACTGGAGACCAAAAAGTTATTCTAGACGTTGAATATCCAAAGGACACTGATAAATTGATTGGCGTTCTTCTAGATGAGGTAGTATAATGCCATTCGCAATGTTTTGTCAACATAAAGGTTGTAAGGGAACGGGAAGTCAGATGGAACCATATTTGGATTCTAAAACTGATAAGGTGTACTGTAGTTTATGTGACCAGGAATTACCTAATGTAACTTACTTTGTCAAGGTTCAAATGAAAGCCCTGAAACAATTCAGGCAGAAACAAGCAGTACCTTTCGGTGTCAAGTGTCAAAGTTGCGGAAAAGAGGCGCAACCGAAGATAGTCAACGATGATATAGTGTGTCCAGGATGCACAAAACCGCATACTCACCTAAGTGAGCCCTTCAAAATGATGTTGAAGGATAAGCTACGAACCACAAACAAAGATGTCTAAATGTTAGAAAAGATAGTTGAATCATGTCGTTTCCTGTTGAATAACTATCCAGGAGCACGGCCTAGTAAGTCATATCTCGATTCGCGCCTTAAAGAAGAAAGTCAGGAGATTTTCCAGTTTGGATACTTCCCAGGTGTTCAAAATGTTTCTGTACTTGCCGATTTGGTAAGCGAAGAAACCCTACATAAGGAGAAGTTTCTCTTTGAAAAAGAAATAGAGGACGCCCTTTTTCCTCGCAAGGTGCCGTCCTGTTACTTTGAGGATTACCCGCTGGTTATGCCATTCCGAGATTCATATGGAAGGGTAGCCGGTTTGATTGGACGTACCATTCTATCTGAAAAAGAACAGAAAGAACAAGGCATTTCTAAGTACAAAAATACTAAATTTGAAAAGGGTAATCTGCTTTTTGGACTCTATGAGAATAAACGGCATATATTAGAGCGGGGCTTTGTTTATATAGTAGAAGGACAAATTGATGTAATTAAAGCTTATGAGATAGGTTTAAGGAATATTGTGGCATTAGGAAACGCTTCAATGACAGCCTATCAATTTTCTGTCATTAGCAGATACTCCAATAACCTATTTTTGCTATTGGATAATGATGGTGCTGGCCAAAACGGGAGGAAACAGATCATTAGTAAGTATGGCCATATGGCCAATATTCGTAATTTTTACTTGCCAGACGACTTCAAAGACATAGATGAGTACATCACTAAGGGTGGAATTAGTGATCATGGGGACTTGTCTTTTGTCGTCAAGGACTGAAATTTCTTAGAAATTTTCGTCTTTCCTCTATTGATATATTGTAATTGTGTCTTTTAGTATCTGGGGGTTAAAGATGGAACGTGAACGTAGAAAAAACAGATCTGATAAGTACCAATGGGTTTTACTTGAGACAGTTTGCTCAAATGACATGATGGAGGCGTTTTGCAATGAAGATAGCATTTCGGCTAGATTGAATCCATTCGATTATAATGAAGACTTAATCGAGCTGGAAGAGCAGCTCAAGAAAGAGTTTTGGAGAGTCGTAGATACACTATTGACCCCAAGACAAAGGGAAGTAATCAGGCTTTATGCTGATGGCTATACTCAAATGGAGATAGCTAAGATGCTAAATGTCAACCAAAGTTCTATTACCAAGTCTCTCAACGGAAATGTTGATTACAAGAATGGTAAGAAGATTTATGGTGGAGCCCGAAAGAAAATTCGCAAGATCATTGAAAATGATGAGAAGATCAAGGATATTCTCAAGAAAATGAGCGATGCTCGCGATGAAAAGTGGTAATATTCTGAAATCTACGTAGTAGGATTGCCTGTCAATAAAGTACAGAATATTATCAATATTACTCTATTTAAGATAGGTACGTTCTGTTCAACGGGAGATATGATGCCAAAATTTAGTATCGATTACTCAGGTTTAGCCAAAATTCAAAAGAAGGCATATCACCTTTCTGATGTTAAAGATCAGCTAGAAACTGTTGCATTTGATGTGGTTAGATTTAAAGACGGTGATAAAGGCTCTGAACTTTGGCAAGTTCAAAGTGCAGATGATGGCGATTATATCGTAGCTTTATATGATGAGGATGCTGAAAAGTCTGCCTCTTCTAATCCTTGGAGCGTATTTGTTACTAAGAATGGTAG